CGTTAGCTCGACGAAAAGGCCGAGCTAAGCGACCTTAGCTTTGCGAAAACACGATGCTTATTTAGGCCACTATCGCCGCCCTCGGCGTGCTAGTCTCTCTTTCATGCTTGAAACAACCCCGAAGGCGTTACCGCGCCCGCCCCGATATGACCCTTGGGCCTCGATCGCCGAGACCTTGAAACGCCACCCCGGCGTTTGGCACACTATTAGGGATGACCAGACGACCGCCACGACCAACATCAATGACGGCGTGCTCGCTGCCTTTCGCCCTGCCGGCGACTTTGAGGCGCGACGGATAGGCGGCATCCTTGAGGTGCGCGCCATCGACGATCGCGTCATGCCCGACCCCCTTACGGTGAGCGATCGCCCCGACGTTAGCGAGGTCGCCCGATGACCACCAATCACAACCCGACCGCGCACGAAGAGGCCATTACCCTCTATAGCAACATGACCGACGGTGTCACTAGCTATTGGGCTACGTGCGTCGTGCACGGTGTAATCGCCGGGGCAACCGCCGACATTACCAAGCGCACCAACGCTGTCGCCCGCCACCTCGGGAGCGGGGGCACGCGATGAGCAGGTCAACATTTTTTAGACGCGAGAGCACGTCGAGCAAGGTGCGCCGACTTGTCAAGTCGATCGTTACGGGCAAGCGCGTCAAGCTCGAGCCGATCGTCGTGCAGTGCGTCGTGTGCCGAGGCACTGGCCGAGACCATACAGGAGAGTGGCCGTGCATAATCTGTAGCGGCGAGGGTAAATTACGATGAGCAAGAGCAAGCCCAAAGCAACACCGACCCCTTACGGCGACGCGGCCAAGCGTTACCTCAAGCTCGGGTTCTGGCCTATCCCGGTCAGCGGCAAGGCATACCCCGAGCCGGGCACCACCGGCAAAGACGGCATCGTCACTAAAGAGCTCGTGAAGCACCTACGCTCAGCGCGAGCAAGCCGCAATATAGCTATTCGTCATGATGGAACTATGGCCATCGATATCGATGCGGCCGACCACGACGGTAAGCGCGGCGACAAGACGATCGCCAAGCGAGAAAAGAAGTGGGGCACGCTCACCCCGACGTGGGCATCGACCGCCCGGGGCGACAAGAGCGCGACGCGCCAAGTGTTCTATCGCATCCCCGAGGGCACCAAGCTCGTCAGTGATATGCAAAAGTGGGTCACCGCCCGCGACGCCGATGGGTCAAAACTTGACGGTGGCGTCGAGATAATCCATCACGACCACCGCTATTCGGTGATCGCCCCGAGCGTGCACCCTGACACCGGGGCCGAATATCGTTGGTACGACCCAAGCGGGCAGCCAAGCGACTACCCCCCGCATATCGACGAGTTGCCCGACCTGCCCGCCAAGTGGCTCAAGAAGCTCACCGCTGTCGCCTACGACCCCGCGAGCGCCAAGACGCCCAAGGTGTCGACCGCCGTGGTAAAAACCGTCAGCGCCCCGCTCGAACTTTCCACCGACGACAACGAGCGCATCGCCCGATGGCTCGGTACTGCCGTCGACGGCATCATCGCCGACCTCGATGAGCTCACCGCCAAAGCCACAAGCAAGGCCGAGGATTACCGGGGTCTGCCTTGGGATGAAACCGTATTCAAGAAAGCGGTACGCCTGGCCGAGCTTGCTAATGCTTGGTGGTCACCGCTCACCCTCGAGACCGCCGAGGCGATGCTCTTTGAGCATGCCCCCCGAGACTCAGGGTTTACCGATAAGGCGGTCGCCGAGAAGTGGGCCAGCGCGACACGCACGGCAGCGGGTACCACGCTCGACTTGCCGGTCATCCCCTCGACCGACCTCTTTACTATCCCGCTGCCCGAGGCCGAGGTGCGAGCGTCAAGGGTTAGCCCCGACTCTTTCTTTGAGGCCAAGACCGGCTTGCTCGCCGAGCGCTTGGCTGACGCGATCAGTTACGACCTCGCCCTCGGGCCTGACGGTAGCGTCTGGGTGTATGAGGCGGGGGTTTGGCGCCGACGTGATGATGAGATTGAGCGCCGAGTAACCCGTACCCTCGGTAACCGGTTCCGTCGTGAGCATGCGGGCAATGCTCGCATGATGATTACTAAGGGTCACGACTTGCCGCTCATTGGCCTCGAGCCCGACGAGCGACTGATCAACACAAGGTCGGGCATGCTTGACTGGCGTACCGGCACGCTTGAGGCTCACGACCCCGAGCTATTGTCGACGGTGCAGTTGCCCCTCGAGTATGACCCCGAGGCCGAGTGCCCCAAGTTTGACGCCTGGCTCGACAACACGATCGACGCCGACACGGTCTCGCTCGTCTGGGAAACTATCGGCTACCTCATGATGAGCGGTAACCCCCACCACCGGGCGGTGTTACTTGTCGGCAATGGCCGCAATGGTAAAGGCACACTCTTGAGGCTCATCACGGCGCTCGCCGGTAAAGCGAACACGTCGAGCCTGTCGCTCACCGATATCACTGACGGCAAGTTTGAGCCCGCCGGGCTTTTCGGCAAGCTCATCAACATCGCGGGCGACATCGACGCTAAGAGCCTGACGAGTACCGCCAAGTTCAAGGCCATCACCGGCGGCGATTCCATCCTCGCCCAGCACAAGGGCGGGCACCCTTTCGAGTTCACCCCTTGGGCCGTGCCAGTGTTTTCGGCTAACCAACTATGGCAGTCGAGCGACAACACCGACGGCTACCTCGACCGATGGCTTGTGTTGCCGTTCCCCAAGAAGTTCACCAAGCGTGGCCTTTTCAACGAGGCCGACCTACGCGCCGAGGCATCGGGGATATTCAACAAGGCGATGGTCGCTTTGCGCACACTCATGGCCCGCGGGGAGTTTGAGCTCTCGGGCCACGCCGCCGAGATCAAGCGCCGCTTTGAGCTCGAGAGCGATGTCGTCAAGATATGGCTTTCCGAGGATGAGCACATCATCGCCAGCGAGGCGGGCAACACCGAGCTAAGGGTCGGGCGTACCGACGCTTACCGCCGTTACTCGTCATGGGCCGACCAGTCGGGGCACGGCACTCTCAACTCGAGCAACTTTTACAAGCGCCTCGAGGCGATGGGGTTTTCAACCGTCAAGAGTAAAGGGATCCGCACGGTGCTCGGCATCGCCCTCGATGTCGGGGGTTTCATTCCATTGCATCACGACTACCAAGAAAGCGAGACAGACCAATGACCGCAACGATAGGGCTACCCTCAGTATTCGTTGGGCGCCACTTTGACGGCGACGGCTTGACTAAGTACGCCCGCGACTTGAGCGAGCCCGGCACGCTATGGCAGCGCGTCGCCGAGTCGGGGTCGATCGCGGTGACCGACGATGAGATTGTCGTGCCCAACGCCGAGGTCGCCCTTATCGACATCGGCAGCGCCACCGAGGGCGAGGTGCGGATAGCTCACGACGATGTCTATGCGACCCTCGCCGATTGGGATACGGCCGACGAGGCGCTTTGGCGATCGATTCACAACCTCATTGCCGCCACGCCTGGCCTTAGAGTCAACGTCGAGGATGATTGGATTATGCGGTGCTACGTCGTGCGCTGGCGTATCCGTCACCCTGAGGGGGTCGATCGCAATGGGGCTTGACTTTAGCAAGCTAGACCCGACCGAGCAAAACGTCATTAGGTTCAGCGTGCGCCGGGGGGAGTTCACTATCCCGCGAGCGCTACGCGATCTTGACCCCGACCAGTGGGCTAGGCGCTTCGCGTCGAGCGTGCCCGACGACCCCGACGTGATGGTCTCGAGTATCCGCGACGGCGACGACGACGTTTTTACATGGCGGGTTGTCACCCCGTACCGCACCGAGTTCTAGCACGCACAAGAAAGCCCCCGGCCTCGTGAGAGGTGCCGGGGGCTTTTCGCTTGGGCCAGGCTAGGCCGAGGCTTTGCGGTCGATCGCCTCGACCCATTGCACGGCGACCGCGGCGACCTGTATGAGCTCGACCCGCAACGCCGCGGGGTCATCCTCGGCGAGCGCCTCAAAAACCTCTTCGAGTAAGATGTCAGCCCATGAGACCCGACCAAAAGCGGCAGCCACGTCGGTCGCCCGGGTCGCCGAGAAAGAAAGGTCTAGCGCTGTAACGCCATCCCCCTCGCCTCGTAGCATGACGCGCTCAAGGGGCCGAGTGTCGGAACCGCTTCCGTTGGGGTGATTTTGCTCACCCCACTTAGCGTCTTGACGACCACGCTCGGTGGTTACGTCATCAAGCGCGCTCACGAGGCCGTCGCCTTGCTGCCGACCTCGATGCCGGCGTCGATGAGTGTGCGGGCGACCTCGCTCTTGCTGACTTGATAGGTCTCGGCGGTCTTGTCAATGTAGTCGCCGACCTTATCGGTGACCATGATGACGACTTGCCGAGGGTAAAGGCCGGGGGCCGCTGTCTTAGATGCCATTGTTTCGGCCTCTCTCTAGTAGGGGGTAACTTACCCAAGTAGACTACTTGACGCGCCAACGATAAACAACTACCTTGGAGACATCGCCCGAAACGCGGGCCTCAAGTGAAAGGTCAAGTCATGCCGTACTCTCCCAAGGCCCCCGCCCCCAACCCCGCCACGCGGGTCGACCTGCCCGCCCCCGATGTCGAGCGCAAGCGCGCCGAGGCGATCAGGCTCTTTCGGGCGGTGCGCGACAATCACGGCAAAGCAAAGCTGACTTGCGCTTGCGGCGCGTGCCCGGTGCTTGTCGACTTGGACTCGGCACGCTATCGCCTTGAGGATACCCTCAACCTCATCGAGCGACTCATCGAACACGCTCGCACGATGCACGAGACCCCGCAAGACATCGTCGCCGAGGTTGTCACAATCACGACTATCGCCAAGGTGGCGGCACGATGACCCGCTACACGCTCGAGGTCAGCGAGGCCGAGCTTGACATCGTGCGCCTCGCGCTCGGCCGCATGATCGACCCCAAGCCGATCGTCGCGCGCAAGCCCAAAGCCGACGCGCTGCCTTTCGACCCCGACACCGGCGACAGTGCGCTCGATGCTTTCATGCGCTCAAGCCGCGTCAAGCGTGGTGCACCCAAGCCGACCCCTCGGCCGCGCTACGGCGTGAGCAAGCCACCCTCTATCGCTAAGGGCGGCACGCCCAAGGTCGAGGCGGCTTGGGCCGAGGCGATCGCCAACCCCGAGCGCTGGCGTCACCAACTCATCGAGCAAGCCGCTCGTGCGACCGTGAGCTCGGCGACCCTCGTGCTCGCCGATAACGGGGTGACCTCGTGACCCCGTTGCGTCGGGCTTACAAGGATTTTGAGGCCAAGCTCTTGGCGACCTTTGCCGAGGGTGAGGCCCTCGGCTTTCTTGAGGTCGGCCCCGGCGAGTGGGCACACGACGACCCGACCTATCGGCTCATCGACCCACTCGAATATGAGCGCCAGCAAGAGCGAAGAAAGAGGGAGCTAGATAAGATGCGCAAGAGGGATGAGAAAGGCGAGCGTCGCCGGGCACTTGAGGCGGGCCGCGGGGTGACCTCGTGATGCTCAAGTGGCGCGACGTCGAGGTCGGGCAGCACGTCAAGCTCGCCGCGGGAGACCCCTACGTGGTCGAGAAAATCAAGACCAAGGGCAAGGTGACCAAGGTTACGGCCAGCGGCAAGCGGGGGCGGTTCACTCGCGAAGTCAAGGCCAAGGCCGAGGTCGAGGTGTTCAAGGATGAGGGCAAACACTCGCGAGCTCACGAGGCGACTCGTCGCCAGCGGGCAACCCTCGACCGTGAGCGCCCGGTGCCGACCGGCGGGCCACGTAACGACGAGCGAGGCGTGCCCCGACGATGGGCCGAGCCTGGCGACGCCGAGTACACCAGGCCCCCCAAGAAAGCCAAGGGCGGGCCATGGGATAAGCCGTCAGACAAAGCCGAGAAGAACGTGACCAAGATGCTTGGGGCTACTCTTGTCGGGGCTACCGGCGACGCCGACAAGGGTTGGTACGTTCCCGAGCAAGGTGCCGACACTCTCGCCGCTCACCTCTTGCTCTTCCATGACGTGACTGTCGAGGCTAACGACTACGCCACGATGACACGCTTGCACGACGACGAGCACGCTCGAGCCAAGGTGGCCCCGTTCTCGCCGCTGCATATCAATCACTGGCACACCAAAGAAAGGCCCGAACTATGACCCGCGCAACGCTCGCCGAAAAGATGGCCTACACTCGGCCCGGTTACTACACCGACCCCAAGACCAATGACCTTTGGCACCTCGGCCCTCGGGGCGGTTGGTCTTGGGTCAACGGGGGTCGTTGGCGATTCATTCCGGCCGGCCTCGTATGGGTCGACGAGCCTAACCCCTATCTCTCATGAGCGCGACGCTGACCGCCGAGCAAGCCGAGACTCGCAACGCCTGGCGCGCGTACCTCGCCGACGAGGCGATCGCCAGCCACGCGAGGTCGGCGGTTGACGGCGCGACCGTCAAGAGCTATCGCTATGCGGCCGACGCTCTCTACCCCCGAGCATGCTCGAGGTGCAAGGTGCCGAAAGCTTGCGCGAGTTTCAACATCGCGAGAGGCGCTCGCCGTCGGGCCAATTGCGCCCAGTGTTCGCGAATTTTAGCGACCACTTGACGCGCCAACAATAAGCCACTACCTTAGAGACATGGCCCGAAAGGCGGGCCTCAAGTGAAAGGTCAAGTCATGAAAAACCTAACCACCAAAGTAGTCGTCGAGCGCATCGACACCTCGAGCGGCGAGACCGTGCAAGTTGTTTTCGATGGCGCTTTTAGCCTCACGGATTCCCTCAACATTGCCGACATCGCCAACAATGCGGCGATTGCCGTCGGGTACTCTTCCGACTACGTTGTATATGTCGTCGACATCGCCACCGGCGAGCGCGTCAAGGTGGCCCGAGCATGAGCGCCCCGCGCCGCCCCGGATACCGGGAGCCCACCCGCGCCGAGGCCGCCTATTTTGCCAAGGTGAATAAGCAATGGCTCAAGATGCACCGCCGCCAAGCTCGCCGCCAAGCGGCGAGGTGGGCCGCCGCCATCGGGCTTATCGCTTTCGTTGGCCTCACTGGCGTCGCTGCCGTTTATATCTTGGTCGTCGGTGGCATCATGCTTTTCGACGGCATCACCAACCTCTAAAACAACCGCAACACCAACCCCCGAAAGAGAGACCCCTCATGGGTAAGAAAAACAAGCACGACAAGAAAGCCAAAGGTAAGGCCGTCGAGGTCGAGCTCACTAAGAAAGAGCGCAAGGCACTCAAGGCCCGCGAGGCCGAGCTTGCCGCCAAGCTCGAGGCCAAGGGCAAGAAAGACAAGGGCGGCAAGAAGCCTAAGGCCAAGCTCGACAAGCTCGCCGACCTCGGCGCTGACGAGGAAGAGCTCGAGCGTCAAGAGGCGATCGAACCCGACCCGGTGCGTATCGCTTTCCTTGAGGCGATCATCGCCGACCTTGAGAACAACTCGCAAGACACTCGCGACAAAGCCAAGCGGAATCTCGCCAAGGTTCTCGCTGGCAAGCCCGAGGGCATTGCGGGCGACGCTCGCCTTGTCGATGACGCCGAGGTGACCGTCGAGGTAGTCGAGTCTGACGCCGAGACCGCCGCCATCAAGGCGCAAGTCAAGGCAAAGAAAGAGGCTCGCAAGCTCGGCCTCGACCCCGACTCGGTTGACCGTAACGACGAGGCAGCGGTCACCGCTTTCAACGCCAAGCTCGCCGAGGCAGGTGGTACGCTCAACCTCTTGACGAGTACCGCCGAGGTCAAGCGTCGCGCTGCCGACCTCGAGCCTGACGACAAGCCCAAGCGCAAAGCTAAGCCCGACGAGGTTGTTGTCGAGCTCAATACCGAAGAGGGCCGCGAGTTTGTTGCCGGCGCTGCCAAGGATGAGCCCGAGGCCGAGACCTTTGCCACGGTGGAGGACAACAAGCCGATCGTCGAGCGTGACCACTTTGGTCGCCCAAAGATTTTCAACCCCGCCACCGGTAAGGCCAAGGCGTACACGCGAGTCACGACCTACATCGACAACCTCGAGGATAAGAGTGCGCTCGAAAAGTGGAAGCTTCGCACGATGCTCGAGGGGCTCGTGCTCAACGAGGCTGCCGTCGGTGACAGTGAGGGGCCGAGTGTCGAGTACCACGTTGGCCAGGCTCGCGACGCGATGCACACTCGTGACGTGGCGCTCGCCAAGCTCAACAAGGCCGACCGTAAGGGCAAGCTTGAGGTCGGCGAGCGTGGCCAAAAGGCCGACGCGATCGTCAAGGCTTTCAAGTCGACGCTCGACGCGATCGCCCGCGAGGCCCTCGACGTCGGTGGCGTGCATGAGCGAGCACAAAAGGGCACCGACCTGCACGCGCTTTGTGAGCTCTACGACATGCAAGGCATGGCAGCCGTCAGCGCCAAGCTCGAGGCCGAAGAGATTACCCCGGCCGATCATGCCGACGTTGTCGCTTACGCGAGTGCCATGCTTGCCGCGGGCATCAAGGTTCTCGAGTGCGAGCAACTTGTCGTCAATGACGAGGATGGCATCGCGGGCACACTCGACCGCTTGGTTATGGCCAAGTTGCCGGGCGGCACCCGCGCGATGCGCATGGTCGGCGACATCAAGACCGGTCGTGTCGACTACGGCGTTGGTAAAATCGCTCAGCAAATAGGCCAGTACGCCAAGGGCAAGGGGTATGACCCCGCCGACCCCAAGGCGCGACGTGACCTCAAGGCCAACCAAACCAAGGGTTTGCTTATCCACCTACCCCAAGGCGAAGCGACATGCAAGATTTACGTCGTCGACCTCACCCTCGGGGCTAAGGGAAACAAGCTTTCGAGCGAGGTGCGAGCCTGGCGCAACGAGGGCAAGCGTGCTATCGATTTCAAGGTTGACCTTGCGGCCGAGGTGATGGCCAAGTGACCGGGCTTGCCCTTTCGGGTTTGATCGCGCTTGCGCTCTTGCTCGTGCTCATCATCAATATCGCCGCCATACTGTACGTCGCCAGCATCGGCGTGCGGAACGAGAAAGCCGGCCGCGATGACTCGCCCCAAGCGGCGCTTGCTCGACGGCTCACGGTGGCCGCGACGGTCGTGTTGGCGCTCTTGGTGGCCACCCTTGTCATGCTTGTCGTTCAACTTGTGGCGGTGGCATCGTGGGTATGAAAGATAAGGCGACCGTCGCCGTCAGCGCACAAGCCTACAACGTGGCGACCGACGCGCGTGAGAGCGGGGCTAGATTCCATTGCCCCGTACTGCCCAAGGCGAGCGGCCTAGCCGCTGGCATCGACACTTGGGCGCTCGCCCTCGAGGCGATCACCTCGGCGGGATGGGTGCTGCACACTTGGGCGATACTCCCCGACGGCTCGGCTCGGCCGCTCTTCGAGCGTGTCGTTGACGTATCAACGATAACGACATAAGCTAGACCCGCCCCCGGTTGAGGTATCCCCCACCTTAGCCACCCGGTAACCCCCGCCCTACAGATATGGGCGGGGGAGGTGTTCGACTCACCAAGGGGCACGACCCGAAAGCAACCGCTCAAGGGCAGCTAGAAAACATAAGGATAAAGGTCATGGCCAAGGACAAGAGCAAGAAGAACAAAGACGTAGACACCAAGCCCAAGGGTGCGACGCCAGTAGAGGATGACGAGTTCGGGGGGCCTGGCGAACGTAGCAATTTCAAGCTCGCCGACCACGAGGGCGCGCTTTTGCTCATCACCCCCAAGTCGCTCGAGGAAGATATCGAGACCGCTTTCGGTGAGAGCGATGCGATCAAGGCCGACATCGTCGTGCTGACCGACACCAATGGCAAGAAACTCAAGGAACCGATCGAGGAATTGGGCGCGCTGATCTTTCAGCGCGTCGTTATCGGTCAGCTAACCGAGAGCATCGGCAAGCGCCGAGTGCTTGGCACGATCGACCGAGGCGTCGCCAAGAAAGGCCAGTCAGCGCCATTCTTGATTGAGGTGCCAAGCGAGGATGACAAGGCTATCGCTCGCGCATACCTCGCCAGCGTCGACCCTTTCAAGGCGTAACCCAAACCCCACCCCGGGGCCGCTGGTAGCTGACCCGAGCTTCTGCCAGCGGCCCCTTACTTTTACCCTAGAAAGGCAAGACCATGAGCGACCACTACGATAAGTTGAGACAAGAGCTCGACGACACCAAGCACGTCAACAATCCCGGCGAGCGCGACCGCATCATGTCCAAGGTCAGCGCGACCGCCCTCATCGATATCGCCGAGACCCTCTCCCAGCTTTTACAAGTCGGCATGGTCGAGTCGGCCATCGTCACCCTCGATAACCTCGATACCGATGACGAGCCGGTGCCCACCGAGCGCCCCCTCGAGGTTGGCGATGTTGTGCGCTACGCCCTCGCCGATGCCGGGGGGTTTGCGGATGAGGCTATGGTCATCGCCGAGATAGCGGTAAGCGAGGGGCAGCCTGTAGCGCTGCTAAAGGTCGGCCCCGATATTCGTTACAAGCTATGGCTTGCCGACCTCGAGCGCGTCGAGCCCTTCGACGACCCTGACCCGGCCAAGCTCGAGAATGACGACGGCCACGCCGACGCTGACGCCGACGCCTATGCCGCCCTCGTCGCCGCTCGCAAGGGGGGCGACCGTGCCTAACCGCAAAGCACGCCGCGCGTCGACAAAAGCTGGCCGTGTTATCTCGGCCCGCTACCTCGTGAGCAAACAAGACATCGAGCACTACGAGGTCGACTCAATTGACATCCTTGCTTTTCACATTGACAAGGGATTGCGTGAACTTGACGCGGCCGGCGGCGACGTGCTCGAGCAAGCGGTCATTACCCTTGGTCGCCACCCGCGCCCTGAATATTTTGGCTCAGTCGTCATCGAGGTCAAGACCTCCAAGTTCAAGGCAGCCAAGCCCGAGGCGATCGACCTTAGCTAATGGCTGCCCAACCCTGTAAAGAGTGTGCCGCCCGACCGAAGATGGCCGGGCGGCATCGCTGTATTGTCTGCCACTTGCGGCACGCGCCAATCGGCGAGCAAGTAGCGGCCAGCCAGCGACGCTTGGCGATGGTACCCCTCGAGCTACGCCGTGCCCGCGTGCCCGACAAGCTATGGCCGGCGGGCACTCGTTGGTGTGCTGGGTGTCAAACTTTCGTCGACCTCGCCGACGTGCCCAAGAGCTCGAGCCGATGCCGAGCTTGCGCCTCGGCCGCGCAACACGGCGCGATGATTGCCAAGACTTACGGGCTAAGCACTCACGAATACGACGAGCTCTTAGCTTCGCAAGGCGGCAAGTGTGCGATCTGTCGAGGCCGACCCAAGAGTAAGCGCCTGGCAGTAGACCACGACCACGGCACCGGGGCGGTGCGCGGCTTGCTTTGCTCGAGGTGCAACCACGATCTCATGGGCGCCTCGTGGGATAGCGGCGCGATCGCCCTCGCCTTGTGGCACTATCTCAACACGCCCCCGACCTCGGGGCAATGGCGAGCGCCCGAGCTCGGGCTCACCTCGCCTAACGACGCTGTGCGCCCCGTAGAGGCGACGGCCCCGGTTGTCGATGACTTTGCCACGGTCGCACGGATAGGCGGCACAGTGCCCCAAAGCGCCGCGATGCTGCCCGCTCCCGAGCGGATACTCCCCGCCGACTGGTACGAGCACGACCCGGCAGCGCTGCACGCCCGGTACGCCGCGCTCGGCAATCTCATTGCACGAGTAGACCCCCCGCCCTTTTAGCAAGGGCGAGGGGTCGACGTGCTCGTCGAGGTTAGCCGCGTAGAGGGTCGCCCTTGAGGAAGCCCGCCAGCGCCCCGCCGAGAGCGACGACGGCAGCGAAAGCGATGCCGGCAAAGTCGCCGAGGAAGCTAAAGAGCTCGGGGGTAATGGCGTTGATTGCCGCGACAAGCACGACGAGCACGACGCTCGTGACGGCCTGTGCGGTCACCTTGGGGGAGAGCGTAGTCTCGGCCTCGGTCTTGGTTTCGTCGTTCATGTCCTACCTTTCTATCGAGGGGATGTTGCGTTGATTGCGTTGAGAACGAAAGCCCCGACACCTGTGCCGAGCGCTCCCATGATAAGGCCAGGCACCCACGAAGCGCGGTTTTGTTTAGCCTGTACGTCGGTTAGTTCACTGGCTATTGTTGCGACTTGAGCGGGCAGCGCGCTCTCTCGCCAACTTGCGGCCTCGAGGTCTCTTATGCGATCGCCATGGTTTTCGAGGCGCTTGTCATACTCGTCGTGCTGCTTCTGATGAGCCGCCTCGATGCGCGGGATGGCGTCAAGCACTTGCCTTACGTCGCCAGATAGCACGATCATTTGGTCGTATATCTCGCGCGAGGTGATACGCACGCCGCCACCGCTTTCGCTAGTCTCACTCATGATTCCCCACTATACTGCACCCCCTTTAGAGGGGCACGATGACCTGTCCGCATACCCCACAAAACGTGGGGTAGCCGTTGTCTGGCATTTCAATGCCAATGCCGTTGTTTGCGCATTCTGCCGTAACGCAAGTCACGACGTGCGTTGGCCATTCTTCCATTTCTTCCTCCATGATTGCCCCCGGGCTTTGTTGTTTACGGTGCGTAGGTCGCGGCCCAGTAGATCGCGGTGGAAAAATTGGTACCGCGCGAGTAGTTGATTGTCATTCCGGTCGTGCCATTGGGCACGAAAGTTATATCGTGCCCTGATTGGGGCGAGCCTGAGTGCGCAGCAAACGACGGTGAGGGCGTACCGCTAAAGCGCCCCGCCGGGTAGGTGACGTTTGCAGACCCGGTATAGGGGCCAGAGCCAGAGAGTGAGATTGTTACACTCCCGGTTGCCGCCTCTATGCCGGTCGCAAGTTTCTTCCATGCTGTCCATCCCGATACGTTGTAAAAGTCTTGCCTGTAATAGACGGCAGTGTCCGTATTCTGATAGCTCGACCAGTATTGAATCGTGGCGTCTCCAGAGCCGGTGTTGAATCCGCGAACCGTCAGCACCTGCCCGTAATTGGTGGGGTGAGGCCAGCCTGAATTGGGGTCAACAAACGTGGTCGAAACCCCCATGGGGTAATCGCTGGCTGCTCTGGTCGGTGTGTAGTAGCTCGCATTGCGAGGGATCTCTGGATATCCAAGGGGCTTGTCGGTTAGTCCCGACCAAGCGGGCTCGTAGCTCGTGTCAAGCACCGGCCTGCCGTCTTGACTCAGTACGCCGCCGCCGATGATGCCGCTTATGACGTAGCTATTGCCCACCGGTTGCATGACGACTCGGTCGCCAGCGACCGGCTTATTGCCAAGCCAGACATAGGTACGCAAGCCGGTCGTCGTTTCGCCCTCGAACCTAACCCGGGGCGTGCCAACACCGGCGTACCCGGCATCGACCACGGCGAGCCGCACCGGGCGCACGATAGAGTCATCGTTAGCTTGGGCCTCGGCCGCAAAGCCGGCGACGGCGGTAAGAAAATCTCTAGCCTCTAAGCCGCTCATAGGGTAATCACTCGCCTAACTGTATGCGTCATTCTCGCCCCGGCCTTGAGGGGGAGCTCCCAAGTGTGCTCGCTGTACTTGCCATCGATGGCCAGGCCCGAAACACTTAAGTTGATAACGTCGGCGTTAGAGTGCATCGGCATGAGTGCAGTTCTAAAGGTGATGTTCTCAAACACTTGCGACGACTCAAACCCGAGCCGCTCGGCTTTGGCGTCAAGTGTTGCTTGGTCTGCCGCCTCTTGCCCGGTGCGTACCTCGACGACATCGCGCCCCCTCGATACGGTCGAGGTGGGTGATGATGGCGACGAATTGGTGTACACCGAGCGCAAGCTGACTTGGTCGGGCTCGCCCTTGAGTAGTACCCAGATGTTGGGGATGTCGAAAAGGTCGAGCACTTGCTCGGTTGTGCCAGTGATGACGCTAGCGTCGTCGTCGCCATAAGAGTACTCGGCAGCACGCACGGCCGGCGATTGGTAAGGGCGACCGATGAGGGTGCCATCCTCGTCAAACCAAGCGCTCTCGTAATTGATCGCCGAGAATAGGTCGTTAATGATTTGTAGCTTGCTCGTGCCCGGTTCCCATTCCATCGCTACGGGCAGCGTGCGAGAGTCGGGCGTGATGGCGTGAGCGACCGTGATGGCAGCTGCGGCGATCGCCGTCGTGTACTTGGTGCCAGCGGCGACGCTGTAACGGTCAAGCGCTCGACTGTCCCTAAGCACGAGTAGCTGGTCGTAGGCGTCAACCTCGCGCCGCACGATACCGTCAGCGCCGAGAACCCGCGCCGGTGTAGACAAGAGGAACACACCAAGAGGCCACTCGACGACGCCGCCGTCGGGCATTGCCAGGCGCGCCCAAGGTCGGATGCGATCTTTGAGAAAGTTGATGCTGCCACGGTCGAGCATCGTAAAATTGGCAACTCGCTTGAGGTCGGCGAGCGCATTGTTTTTTACGGTGCACGATTCAACCCAGTCGAGCGGCTCGAGGTAGTTGTTGTTTTGGTCTAGTCGGTCATACCTAAAAGACATCGTGCGCGTGCCCAGTCGCCCCGTTAGGGCGTGCACGACCTCGTCGTCGCTATACACCCCCGAGGGGTCGAGCGGCTGCACTAGCCAACCTCGGGGGAGTGGCCGACCCGACGCAAGCCAACGCTCAGCGCCGTGCCCGCACGGCCATCGGCTACACCTAACTTGTCATTGATCGCGCAAAAGATTAGCCGCTTGCGATTGTCTCGATAGCAGATAGCCCGGCGATTATCGACGACCGTGCGCCAATAATCGACCTCGAGGTCGTGCGACTCACCGAAAGGAATAAAGACCGTGACGGTCAAGCCGACGATCGTTTGTTCGCCGTACTCGACAACGGGGTCGCCGCGGCCAGCAAGTACGATCTCGGTAGCCATAACGTCAATGTTTTCGACACGCCCCTCAGCGAAGAGAAAGTTTCGGTCGGTCTCATTGGGGGAGGTGGGATCGAAAACCCATACCCCCATGAGGGTCGGCGCGGCTATGGTCGCGCTGTCTGACGTTGACTCGCTCATTCTGTCGCCCCTCTCAGTCGGTACTCGTAATCGGTTGAGCTCTTGACCGCGTGGTCTTGATAGCTACCGTCTTTGTCAATCCTAGCGATGACCGAGAAAGTGTCGCCCCCGGTCGCCTCTCGGCGGTCAATATAGTTTGCGACAACCTCGGGCCGAGAGCCGGTCGGCTCGGGGTTCTCGGCGCTGATGACAATGTAGGACTCGCCCTTTTCGAGCGAGATTAAAGGTGCCATCGGCGTGCCGTAGCTTGAGGTGAGCAAGCGAGAGGCTGTTACGGTCGGCGTGCTTGGGGCGTTGGTGACGATCGACACCTCGATACGCACCTCTACGTCGGTCGGGATTCCCGTTACGGTGTAGGTCGCAACGGTAGAGGCTTGCATCGTCGTGTCGCTCAAGGTGGCGCTATCGCTAACGCGCACGACTTTCACTCGCCGTTGAGTCTGCACGTATCCGTCGGCTTGAGCGTAAGACCAAGCAACGGGGTAACTCGAGACCTCGACGCCGGCAGGGTTATCGGCAGCGGGCGAGGTGATTGTGATGACCCCAAGTGCCGATGCGGTAAAGGTGTCGTAAGGTGACCAAGCCCCCACCGCGTCTAGTTGGTCATAGGTGCGGGCTCGCCACCGATAGTTGGTGCCGTTAGCGAGGGTGCCGCCAGCGATAACCCTCGAGGCGGTTGTCGAGATTACTTTGCCAGTCGACACGATCGCCGCGCCGTCACTAACTCGCTCGATGATTAGCTCATAGGCGCTTTGGCTGTCGAGTGAGTTGGCGTCACTGAAGGCCCAAGCGAAAGTCTTGGGTTGCGTGCCGTCAAACCCTGCCGTCGTGGTAAGCGCGGGGGCGTTGGGGGCGATGTTGCCCGAGCGGTCGCTATACGCCGCAATGCTTTTAGCCCCGCCCGAGAGGTTGGCGGTTTCAACGATGACACGGCGCTCGTCGACCGACCCGAGGGGCACTCTTAGCTCGCCGTTGGCTGAGCTTTCGGGGCCATGCTCGGTCGATAGGGTGACGAGACCTAGGTCGCTATAGGTCGTCGGGCTGACATTGAAACGCTTGAGCGTGCGCGACCCCGCGTTACTAGCGAGAAAGTAGGTAACAACCACCTGAGAGGCGCTGTCATAGAAAGCCCCCCACTGGCGAGTGAATGCGCCGCCCCAAGCGTTGCCAGCAACCATGACCCCCGAGCCAAGCGCGGCGCCGTTGGTGCCATAGAACCGCCAAACGATAGCCCCCGACTCGACGGCGACAAGGGCGAAAGCGCTCGCGCTAACCCCAATCACCTGCGCCCAAGGGGTTGTTAGTGCCGTGCCATTACTCGACTTTGACACGCCGCCAATAACCCCGTTGATTACGTCGATGACGGCGAAACCGTTAGCCGCCACGACGAGCCTCGTGCCACCCTTGACGAGCGGTGCTACCGCGACCGTGCCCGAGTCATGCTGTGCGCCGTTGGGGGGCGTAGACAGCCACGAGGGGTCGCTACCGTAGGCCGAGAATAGGTCTGTGCCGCCACCCCCAACGGGGGCACTTAGGTCGATTGTTGCAAAGCTGACCGCGCCAAGGCCGAGCCAGCCGATACGGCGCGCAACGATAAGCACGGTCGGCACTGGAGACCCCCCTACCCCGGGCACGTATGTCGCGGCAAAAGACCCGATGCCGTTGCCGGTAGAGGGTAACGCTTGACGGTTAGCCCCTAAGTAGTTCCATGAGGTTGCACCGGTGCGCTCGTAACGAAAGAGGAAAACCACGTTGGGATTATCCCCACGTCGACCGATGACAAAGAGGTTGCCGTCGGGGTCGGCGATAAGGGCGATGCCTCGGGGGTTGTCGTTGACCGCAAAGGAGCTCGCGTCGCTGCCAGTCGGCAGAACGCCGATGGCGACAAAAGTGGTATCAACACCGAGCGTGATATAGCCGAGGGTCAGTGTTGGCGAGGCGGCGCCGTCACTTCTAATCTCGACATGCACGCCACCGCTCAAGCTAACGGCGGCACCTTGCACGCCGTCGAGTGTGCTACGCGCCGGGGTCGAGGTTGCCGCGGTGGAAGATGCGGCCCCGGTTCCTACTGAGTTGACTGCCTTTACGCGAAAGTAATAGTTGGTGGCGGGCGCAAGGCCGTCAACACTGTAACCGCGCACGGTCGAGGCTTGGCTGACCCCGACTAGGTTGGTGGAGAATGAGGGGTCTGTCGCGTACTCAACTAGATACCCTGTTATCGCAACGCCATTGTCGGTTGATGGCGTGGCCCAAGTAATCCCCACGAGACCGGGCTTTGCGGCTGCCGTGACAGACAAGGGAGCGCTCGGCACGCCGCCGAGCTTGGTGCTGACATACCCCGCCACGGTGCCGTTGCCGATCGCGTTTTTGGCGCGTACCCTAAAGTAATAAGTCAAGCCAGGCGTCAAACCTGTCACGGTGTCGCTTGTGACCACGCCAAGGTTTTTAGACCCCGCCCCGGCCGTAAAGCTCGAGTTGGTTGCCCACTCGAGCAAGTACCCGGTTACCGCCGTGCCGCCATCGTCGGCAGGGGATATCCATGAGACTACGGCCGAGTTAGACCCGCCCGAGACCGCGAGCGAGCGAGGCGCGCTCGGCGTTGTGTTGGTGCGAGCACTGGCCGTTGATGACTTGACGCTCGTGGTGCTGGCCGCGGTGGCGACCGCGTTCTTGGCGAACACGCGAAAATAATAAGTCGTGTCGTCGCTAAGGCCGCTGACGATGGTTACTGAGTCGGTTGTGCTCTTGCTGCCCTTGCCGCTAGTAAAGCCTGAGTTGGTTGCCCACTCAACAAGATATCCCGTAATGGCTGACCCGCCATTGCTCGAGGGGGCAGACCAATTGAGGGCAACGCTCCCATCGTCGCCGGCAGCGCTCAGGCTTGTCGGCGCGCTAGGCACCTCGTCGTAATCAAAACTACCCGGCATGAGGCCGGTAAGGCTGCCGCCGTCAGACCAATAAGTCGTGCCGCTACTTGAGTCGCGGCCAAAGAATAATTGCCCCGCCGTGCGCAAGATGCGGAAAACAAAAGTGCCGCTCGAGTCGTCAAAATAGTCAACACCGCTAGCGGCGCGGCCATCGTAAACAATCTCTTCCCGGCCGCTGCCGCTTTTCCAGTCGATCGATACCGAGTTGACGCGGATAGGCGCATCCCCGTTAGCCGCCGTGCGACACGAGGGCATTGGCAGTCCGGTGTTGTACGGGTACGCCGGGCCGTAAGTGTTGCCCTCGTACTTGGTGACGCTGCCGCCCCAACTTTTTACGCTCATGGTGTAACCATTCCGCTAGTGCCGCGACCCTGTCGCGCCGTTTGGGTCATGTTCTTGAATATTTCAATCAGCTTAACAAAGTCGTCGACGCTGTCGGCGGGTATTGTCACCCCGCCAAGATTGTAAGTGTCGCCCCGCCCCGCCCCGGTGAGCAAGTCTTGAGTAGCCGAGTACGGCCGAACCGTCGACCCACCCGCGCCAGTGATGAGCTCGGGGCCGGCCTCGCCGGCGATGAAAGTGTCGGGGGCGTTATTGGTGCCTCGAGCCAACATTGGAATACGGGGGATATTGAGGCCAAAGGTTTGACCGCCGACAACTGGCACCCAGTCGGGGATACTGACGCTGACAGTGTTTAGCCCGCCTATCACCCCGTTTATCAAGCTGATCAATGCGTTGAGAGGGCCGCGCACGACACCCAAGACCGCTTGAAAGGCTGACCCGATAAACCCCGATATGCCGCCGAACACGCTCTTTACGGTGCTGCCGACATTGGTGATGGCGCCCGAGATAAACTTTGCGACCGGGCTAATAACGTTTGCCCATATCCAATTGAACGCGACGCCGAGCGCGGCGAACACCGGTTGAATGATGGTGCTATTGAGCCACGAGAATATTGCGCCCCAAGCCTTGACACTGGCGATGATGCTATTGACGACCGGCATGATGACGTTGTCGAAAAGCCAGGCGAACACTTTGCCGATGGCCGCGAATATGGGGGACAGTACCGTGTTCCATAGCCAAGTGAAGATTGCCGCCCAAAGCCCCACATAGATCATTATGCCGGTGACGATAGGGGTGATGACGTTTTCGTAAAGCCAAGTGAATACCGCCCCGATCGCGGTAAACACCGGCGAGAGAACGACCTCCCAAAGCCAAGTGAAAGCCGCGCCGATCGCGGTGCTCATTACCGCCCAAGCGTCTTGGAAAAAAGTTGTCTGGGTTGCGACCCAGACTATGCCGCCGACGAGCAAGGCGATTAGGCCGATTACGATGCCGATGGGGTTGGCTGACATCGCAACATTGAGCGCCCATTGGGCCACGCTGCCCGCCACGGTTACTGCTTTCACGATACCCATGATGCCGTTATAGGCGGCGAGCGCCCCGGTCATTACTGCCCAAGCCCCGGCAGCAATAAGAATGGCCCCGCCGACCCCTTTGAGCATGCCAATGTTTTCGCCAACCCACGAGGCCACGTCTTTGAATCCCGGTATGACGTTGGTAAGCATGAAGCTCATGAGGTCTTGCATCATCGGCAAGAGCGCCGTGCCGACCTCGGCTTGCATGTCGGACAGTTGCGCCGTGCTGATCTTGGTTTGGTTGGCAAAGCCGTCGCTTGTCTTAGCAAAGTCGCCGACCGCCCGGGCGCCATCCTTGCTCACGATGGAGAGCACGGCGGTCGCTTTCTCTTGAGCGGTTAACTCTTTGGCGGTTTTCTTTCCGGTCGCCGCGAGGGCTTCGCTTTCGACTCGGGCCGCGTTGATGTTTGGGATAACCGACTGTAGAGAGTCGTACTCTCCCCGAAAGGCGGCACTCATTCGGTCGGCAACGTCGGCCGTGTCGAGGTTTGAGAACGAGCCGAGGTCGGCAGCTAGCGAAACTGTCTTGATGGACATCCCCGCCGCTGCCTCGCTGGCAAAGCCAAGCTGACTAAACATATCGCCGAAACCGGCAGCGGCGCCGAGAGCGGCCTCTTTGCTCAGGCCGACTTGGCGCGCGGCTTGATTGCCCCACTCATTCATTATTCCGGCGCTGTCACCAAAGATAACTGAGCTCTTGCTTACGGTCTCATTGAGGTCGCTAGCGCCAGTGACGGCGCCGCTTAGCCAGTTGGCTACACCGGCGACCGCCCCGACCGCCACGAGGCCACCGATGAGCTTGCGGCCCATTCCTGTGCCGGCCTGCTCAATCGGTGCCCCGCTCGCGTCGATGTCTTTCGCGACTTGGCTAGTGACTTTCCTGCCATCGCCGGTAACCTCGACGATGCCCTCGGCGATGATGATGGCCATTAGTTATTCCTTACCGGTTTCGTGTGTAACGTGTTCTGCCCAACCCTCATTTGAGAGCTTGGCAAGCATGGCCTCGTCGCTAACCTTGGTGACCTTTGAGCCGCCAGGCGACGCCGACGGCGCGCCGTGCCCCTCATCCTCTTCTTGCCGCAAGGCGACAAGCCGGGCTTGCATGACACCAGCGTAAGCACCGAGTCGGGCCGCGAGCGCAAAGTAACGGGGGCCATCGATGTCGCGCCAGTCGTCGACCCGGTGAAAGGCCGAGAGGTCGCTCTCGATGTCAAGCTCGTAATCGAGTACCCAGTCAAGTTGCGCACGCCTTTCCCCGAGCCCGACTAGCCTTTTGGGCCGTCGAGGCCACCCATCGCGATCGTTTGGATTTTGCGCACGATGCCCTCGAGCACAGCCGGGCCTTGCTCCCCAACCTTAGAGAGCTCGTCGACGAGGGCGTCATAACCGTCAGGGCCAACCGCGGTCTCGATGAGCCACGACATGGCCTCGTCGGCGGTTGAGCGCCGGGCCATGCGCAAGTACTCGAGGGCGAGACCCGCGTTGGGCTTGGCCGGCATCGTGTGCATGACCGGGCGCTCGATGGTCTTGGCTGGCGCTTGCTCGTGTTCGGCATAGGTGGCCTCGGCGCTGTACGCCGGGTTGGGCACGACGCTCGAGGTGGAGAATACCGGGGCGCGGTCGGCCGAGGTGGCCCACTCTTCATCGCTCGAGTTGAACGCGACGACAACCTCGTCGCGCTTGGCCTTGGTGTTTACGATAAGTTCTGGCATTTTGTTTCGCTTTCTTTTCGGGGGTTGGTGCGGGCTTGGTAGCTTTGGATGATGCCACCAAGCCCGCGGGGGTTATTCTGTTGCATCCTCGATCTTGAACGGCCGGATTGACGGCGACACCCAATGGCCGGCAAAGGTCACCGGGATGAGGGTCTGTCCGTCTTTCTTGTACGCGCTCGAAACCGCGTCGGTTTGCAATACCTTGCGGAAAATTGCACGGCGGGGAAAGCCGCCGGGGGCGATTCCCTCAAGCAAGATCGCCCCGTAGTCGGGCAGGAATGCGGCGATACCGTCGTCGCCCTCGAGCACGTTGGCGGCGGGCGCGGTGTTGTTGATCGCCCGAGCGAGGTTCTCAAGGGTGGCTTCCGCGAGGTTGGTCTTGATTGTGAGCACTCGCTTGGTGCGCGTGCGACCCACCTCATAGATAATCTGGTCGACCTCGAGCACGGCGTACTCGTCGGCGATCGTCATTTCGACGCCGTCTTTAGTGCCACCAAGATCAATCCATGGGGCTTCGATTGCGGCCGCGATCGTCAGCGGTTCTGCCGAACCGAAAGGCGCGTGATATAGCGACGCTGGCCCTTGAATAAGGTTTGTGCTTGTTACTGACATGGGTTACTTGCCCACCTTTCGTGGCTTGTCTGGCTCGTCGCTGTCGTTGTCATCGTCGGGCTCGGCCGACTTATCACCCTTGGGGGAGTAGATAAGCCCTTGTCGCTTGAGGTCTAAGAGCTCTCGCTCGTCGACCTCAATGACCTTGCCCGGGGTAATCGTGGTGCGTACCTTGGTTAGTGCCACGGCGCGCCCCCTTTCCGGTTGGGTGATGATGTCGGGCCGGTTGGCCCTCTCGCTCTCCACTAGGCTCGCGCCCAGTCGATAGCAAGGTCTAAGGTGAACCGGGCATAGCCGGCCGGGTCGTTGGTTACTCGTCGCGGCTCGCTGACAAGGTACGCCGCTTGCACTCGAGCGCCAAGGTAGTTGGCAGGCATCGTCACCTCTCGCCCATAGAGGGCGGCGTCGGCCTCGGTTGCTTCTCGCACCAATTCGGCCAGGCGGTTAGCCAAGTGCCACGGCGGCTTATTCGAGCCAGGCGTGCTAGCCCAAGCGTCAAGTTGAAAGACCGGGCGACGCACCGGCACGTCGACATCCGGCGCGCCGCCCGGTAGTGCTTGGATTTGCAAAAAGCCCTCGTCGGCCCACGTCGAGACATCCTTTGGCAGCGTTGTGCCGACCTGTGCGGCGACAAGCCCGGGCACGCGACTACTAAGCCACGCGACGGCGACAAGCTCGTTGGTAGGGTAATACGGCCCCGCTGGTGCTGGCATTAGTTTCCACCCTTACCAAGTAGGTCGCGACCGGTTGATTGAAAGAGCGCGGGGCGCATGTAGGGCTGTGCTCGCTGTGAGCCGCTCGAGGTGCCGCGCTCTACGACCTCCCAATAATCAGCCTCGCCGGCACCGCCGACGCCAACTTGTAGCGTGACCTTAGCGCCATCGCGCTCGGTGTCGGCCGCGATAGTGTCGTGCAAGCGCCAAGTATCTTTGGGTACTAGACGTTGCATGCGACCCGCGATGGCCTGCCCAAGGTTGGCCATTTTAGGTTCAAGCTCAGCACCAAGCTCGCTATCGGAAGCGGTCTTGGTGATTCTGATGCTCATGCCGGCCATTGGGCGTTTCCTTTACGGTCGCGTCGGGGTATTGCTCAAGGGTTTACCCCTTGTTGTTTCTCAGGTCTAAGAGTAGCGCAGCACCCCCCGCAAGGGTGCGAGGTGTGTAAGTTATTTCGTCGATCGCGTAAACGTCGCCGGTAGTCAAGTCTTTGAGGCGATCGCCGTCGAGGATGACGAGCGAGGGGTCGAGGGGTCGGCCGACCGAGTAGCGCACGGTGAGCCAGATGCCCGAGGCCGGGTCTTGCACCCGCTTGCTTTTCTCGATGAGAGAGAGAGGGAAAGCCTCGAGACCAAGGGCCGGCGTGGTGTTGTCGTCGACGGTGTCGCCGAGGCCGTTCTCGGTTGTGCCTCGATAGATGGCTGCCGTGGTCGTGGCAATGATGTTGGCGCTCATAGTGGGCGCCAAGCCTGGCGACTGTCTTGCCCCTCGGCGAGCGCGTCAGTAGTCCCCGCCCGAGTCGTGGGGCGACCGGTGAAAACGGTGCGCATGCCGCGCCACGAGAGGCGCTTGATGGCCTTGCGGGCGAGGGGGGCTAGCGTCATCCAATCGGGGCCACCCGACGCGCTGGCGCCGTCTTGGCTCGTCGTGGTGATGTCGTTGCGCTCGAGGTAGTCAGGGGTTGGGGCAAGCCAGGCCGCTTGAAAGCAAACCGCTTGGCGTAGCCAGTAAGCGTCACGTCGGCTCATGTCGACACGAGGCACCGACTCGATAGCCCCGGTGTGAAGCTCGATCGATTGCGCGGCGAGGTTACGCACGGCGAGACTGACCGTCTTGCCGGTCACCTCGGTAATGTCCTCGATGGTTGCCCAAGTGGCAGTCATAGCCGAGCCTTTCGCTAGGGGTAGGGCGGGCGACCCCCCGAAGAATCGCCCGCCCGCTAAGTGACGCTAGTTAGCGTCGGTCGTGGAGGTGTCGCCGGTGCCTTGGATAACCTCGGCATGAGCGACCTCGGGGGCGCTTGCGAGGTGGGCAGGAATGGCGGTCACCTTGTACTTGAGAATCTTGCTCTTGCCGTCGGCATGAGTTCTCGTGCTGACGTGCTCGACATCACCAACGGGGCGCAAGCCCGCGCTAATCATGTACTGCCGTGTTGCGCTCTTGTTGGCGTCATGGTTGTAACCGTTAGCCTCGGTGTAATTGCCGGGGCCAAGCACGAATTCTTTGACGTGCTCGGTGCTCTCGTCAGCGTCAACGTCGGCCGATCGCTCGGCCACCTCTTCCGCTGGAGTGCCGTCGGAAGCCTCGGGCGTTACGACCTCAGCCTCGGGCGTTACGACCTCAGCCTCGGGCGTTACGACCTCAGCCTCGGGTGTTACGGTCTTGTCGGCCTTGGCCGTCTTGATCTTGAATGCCATAGCTTTTCCTCTCGGGAGTTTGGGCGATAGGAGGTGGGGCCGTTGCCGACCCCACCTAAGTGGCTTACGCGGGCGCTGCCGAGATTTCGAGAACGGCCCACGCCTTTTCGTGCGCGAGTGCTGCCGCGCGACGAGCGCGAACCTTGAGAATCGTCTCGTCAGTCAGCGCCGAGAGACCCGAGCGACCGTCGATAACGACCGACTCGGGGCCGGAGCGCTTGCCGACGTATGCGAAGTCGGTGTTGCCGAAAGCGACGAGAGCGTTGCCGGGGACGCCAGCTACCCCACCAGCGCCGGTCGGTGCGCTCGAGGCGACCGCCGTGGTCTTGAGACCGTTGCTCCACTTGAGCGGGTAACCGAACAAGGTGTCCGGGTCGCCGGCGCGAGGGTTGGGGGTGAAGATGTAATTGCCATCGCCATCCTTGAGCTTGCGCAGTTGGCCCTTGACGCTTGGGTGTGCAACGAAAAGAGCTCGGCTCGAGTCGTGAAAGCCGCCCTCTTCGACGAGCGAAGCAAGGTCGCTGATGTCCTCATAGGTGAGAGCGCCAGCGGTGGCGAGCTTGTTGTCGTTGGCCGTGTAGCCCGTTGCGGCGTTGGTCGTGCCGAGCGCCTTGTAGATGCTCACGAAAGGCACGGTGCCGCCGTTGCTTGCCGCGGTGACGGCGAACACGGCATTGTCAAGCAAGATGCCGAAAGAGGTGACCCAGTCGGTTTTCTTGGTCGTGAGCACGTCAACGATTGAGTCGTCGATGTCCTCTTCTGCCAGGCGTAGCGCCTTGCCGAACTTGCGAGCGGTAAGCAAGATGTCGTCGTTGAGCGACTCATCCTCGCCGTAAGCGCCACCCTTGGGGATGACCTCGACGCCCATTCCGGCGCTACGAGGCACCGACTTGGTTTCGGTGGTCATGGGAATTGACTTGAGCGATGTCTCGGCAACGCTGGTCTGAGCGAGCCGAGTGATAACGTCAGAGGTCGGCTCTTCTGGCAGCCAAGCCTCGAGTGTGTTGCGGGCCATAGTAAAGGGCCACCTTTCTGCCGCGAAGGCAATGAGTTGTTCGCTTAGCTTTTGCCGAGCGAGCTCATCACGAGCGCGGGGTCAAGGTGACCCTTGTGCACGAGGGTAGCATAAGCCGACCCTCGTGGTAACGCTTATCCGGTCTTGCCCATGAGCACGGCCGCTTGACGCTCGCTGGCCGTCTTGGGCTTCTTGCCCTTGTCATCGTCGCCCCGGTCGACATCGCCCGCCACCGAGCGGCGTTTGCGCGTGCCACCAAAGAGGCCGGGCATGTCAGCCTTTAGTGCATCGATCTCGTCGTCGAGGCCGTCAAGTGTGCCGTCGTCGTCGAGGTCGAGGTTATCAAGGTCGATCATTCGAGCCAGACGTGCAAGAGCCTTGGGGTCGGCAACACCGGCGCGCGAGAGGGCCGACTCAACCTTTGCTGACTTGACGAGTAGCGCGCCTTTCTTCTCCCCCTCGGCAAGAGCCTCGGCGCGGATAGCGTCAAGGTCTGGCTTGTCGCTGTCGTCGTCGTCTTTAGCTTTGGCCTTGGGTTTGGTCGATGCTTTGCGCAACTCGGCAAGCTCGCGCTCGCGCTCGCGCAACTTGCCTCGGCGCTTGGCGCTTGAGCCGTTGGCTTTCTCGAGCGACTTACGCACAGCTTTCAGTTCAGCGGCGAGCTCTTCTGGCGACTTGCCCTCGTCGGGGTCATCATCGTCGTCGTCATCGTCATCGTCGTCATCGTCATCGTCGTCGTCATCGTCGTCGTTCTCTTGCTTGGCTTGAGCTTGTAGCTCATGCTGTGCCCACCAACCAAGGTTTGCGCCGGGGTCGATGACCTCGAGGTTGGGGGAGTGGTCGAGCTTGAGCATGATGCCTCTTTCTTGTTTCGGGGGTAGGGTTGAGCGTTTTACTTGAGGCCAGCGGCGATTTGGGCCTTGACGATCTCTTTGGCGAGGTCAACGCGCTCAGCCTTGAGGTGCGCCTCATAAGCAAGGTTGAGTTTCTTGGCGAAAGCCTGGGCCTTTTGCCACTTGGCGTAACTGAGCTTCATGAGGGGGGCGCCGTCAGCGTCACCGTAAAGCACGCCCATAGCCTCGCCGTCAGCCTCGCTGGTCGATGCGTGCCAGCCACCGGGTACGCGCTCGCCAATGATCTGATATTCGGTTCCTTTTTCGTCTTTCCAAACGTAACGAGTTGTGCCGTCGCTCATGAGTTGTTCCAATTCCTTGTCGGTGATAGGGGTTGTTTTGGTGCTTGCGGTCTTGAGGCTTTGCGCCTTGAGGTATGCGGCGACGAGGGGCACCGGGTCGACACGAGTGCCCCAACCGGGCACCGCGCTAGTCGAGCATGCGAGGTGCAAGTGATAACCCGATGAGTCGCCAGTGCTGCCCACGTAGCCGACGATGGTGCCGTAGTCGACCACCTCGCCAACGTCGAGGGGCGAGGGGCCAAGCATATGATAGAAGAGCCAGAAACGACCGTCGATGTAGAGCACGACGTAATAGCCAGCCTCAAGGGTGTACCCCTTGGCGACGACGCGGCCGCGAGCAAACGACGGTATGGCCGTGCCTCGACCCCAAGGGTAGTCTTGGCCGGCATGGAACTTATCGCCGTAGTCGGCGCTATATCCAAAGACGCTACCGAGCAAAGAGTAAAAGGTTGCGGGGGTCATGCGCGCCATGTTACCACCGACGGTCAAGTCGGCGCATTAGCGGCCGCGTGTTGGGAACTTGCCCGCCTTGACTGACCTTTTCGAGAAAGCGATGACGCTCTTGGGGGCGCTCACCCCCTTCTCGACGAGGCGGTCAGCCGCGTCGATGCGCGTGCCCATACTTTCGCTCTCAAGGCTAAAGCCACGCAACACCGAGCGGTCGGCCTCTCGACGTAGCGCGTCGGCATACTTTGGGTCGACGAGTAGCTCAACCGTGCACCTACAGTTTGGATGCCTCGGCGGGGTTTCGACGCCCTCGGGAAAGTAGCTCTTGCGCCCATAGGTGAGGCCACCGGGAAAAGCTTTCCCGGGCTTGGTGACCACCCCCGAGTATGCCAGGCAGACAACGCAAGCGTTGGTTTCGGCAACCCAAACCGTTGATGCACCCCGACCGTCAGCGATCGCGGTAACCCCCTCGTTGCCGGCGCGATTTACTACGTCGGTAGCTCTCGCCTTGATCGCGTTGGCGTGCCCATAGAGCGGGGCGAGAAAGATGTCAGGGTCGGCCTTAGCCGCGATGAGCGCCCTCGATGATGCGGTCGCCTTGATGCCCGACTTGTCGAGCCCCTTGATGAGCTTGCGCACGGCCTTGCTCGGGGCCACCTTGGCCGATCGCTTGGCCTCGTCGACGAGAGCGAGCGCCGAGTTGACCCCGGCGAGGCCCGCCAGTCGGGCAGCTTTGACGAGCGCGGCCTCAACCTTGGGGGGCACGAGAGACCGCGCGAGGCGCTCAAGCTCGAGGGTCGGGGCACCGAGGGCGACTCGTCGTTTGATGTCCTCCACCTTGGCGACGAAAGCGGCCGGTGCCCCTTTGAGCACGGCAGCCTCGAGCTTGGCGAGGTCGGTCTCGAGGGTCACTATTTGACCTCGAGCGCCGCAGCGTCAGACTCGGGCACGCGCACGGTTGTCGGCACGTTGGGGAACTCGACGCCGGTGATACCCAAGAACTCGGCAGCACTCGCCGGGTCGGCGCCGCCACGCACGAGCGCGCCAAGCGCGTCGGCGACTGCCTTGACCTCGGCAGGGTCGACCTTGTCGGGGTCGGCGACTGGCAGCTCGGTATCAGTATCGACGACTGGCCCCTCGCTCGAGGCGGCCGTAAGGATGGCGGGCAGCATGTCGGCGAGCTCTTGGTCGTTGATGACCCCGAGAGTCTTAGCCTGGCCGAGCTTGCCAAGCACCTCGGCGATGATTTGCAAAAGCTCGGGGGTAAGGTTTGGCTCTCCATCGGGGTACCAAGCGTCGACCAACTCGGTCGTGTAGCCCGCTTCGAGCAAGGCGACCTTGACTGGCACGCCGACCTTGACCTTGGTGGACACAAGCTCGAGGCCGTCTTTGTCGGTTTCGGTTTCGGTCGGCATAAAGGTTACCTCGGCGATAGCATCGATGCCCATGACGGCAAGCGCGGTCTCGGCGAGGGTCTTGTGTGACTGGCCAAGCGCCCGCTTGATCTTGCGGGCATGCTTGTTAAGGCGGCTTGATGCTCGACGGCGAGACTCACCGCTCGGTTGTTCGCCGTTGAGGTCAAACTCGAATAGGGGCACGCCACACGAGACCGCCATGAGGCGTATGTAAAACTCGATGTTCTTGAGAAAGTTGTCGCTCGAGGCTGCGGCAAACTCGCCGACTTGCTTGATGCCGGCCAAGAGTTGCATCGCGCCGGGGATAGAGCGCAAGCGGCTCGGCCCCTTGGTCATCGTTGTCTGGCCGTCGGGCGAACTCGTCGCGGGGGCAGCTGCCTCTAAGCCGTCAGTACCAAAGTCGTCATCGATGTCGTCGTCGGTTTCGGCGAGCGGGTCGAGCAAGGCCCACCGGGTCGGGAAGCCTTGACTGTCGACCGTGGCGAGGTTGGTCGCGCTGATCTTGGTGATGGCGTCTTGTGGCCCCCAAGCCTTGCGATGCACCGGCGAGCCGTAAGGCTTACCGTCGACGGCATAGTGCACGAGTAACATGCGCCCGCCCTCATGGGGTACGCGCTCGCTGCCTTCGGTGTCGTCGTCGTCGAGTAGCGGAAAGAATTGGTGCCCATCATCGTTGAGGGTGTCGACGTTCTCGGCTGTCACAAGGCTGACGGTAACGTCGTCGTAAAAGATGTTTGCGTACCAACGCTTCTTTGCCCCCTGCCAGCGTTTGACACCAAAGAGCGCGGTGCGACCATCCTTGGTCGAGTAGAGGGTGACGGTTGTTAGCGGCGACGAGCCGACGATCTTGAGCTTGGTCGCATTGCCGTTGGTGTCCTCTTCTGTCGGGTCAATGATCGCGTAGTAATCGCCAAAGTAGCCCGCCTTGCGGTGCCAGTCGTCGGCCTCATCCTCGACATCATTCTCGTTGAGGATGGCCGCGAGCATCGCCGTGGCTCGCTCGTCTTTGCCGGCCGTGATGCTGGCGAGCTCAACCTTGTCGAATAGAGCATCGACCGGGATGTTGGCCAGGCTGACAGGGTGAGCCTCGGCGCTGGCGTTGAGTATCGTTTGTATCGCCGGGGAGCTTGCTATCTCGCCGGCCTTGCCCTCATAGTAATCGCGCCCCTTGGTGTACTCGGGCGAGCGGTCGGTGATGAGCTTGAGACCTCGAGCAAGGTCGTCGATGATGTCGTCGTGAGACATTGGCGCGATAGTCATGCGGGCATCGTACCACCCAGGGCGGGGCGGGGCGGGGTCAACGCGTATAGCTCTCGCTTGAGAAAGCGGCCCGACGCTTACGCTTGCCGGGGTCGAGGAAGTACGAGACCGCCGTGCCAACCGCGTCGACCATGTCATCATGCGCGGCGTTGGGGAAAGCGACAAGCTGGCCCTCGAGCCTGGCCAAGCCGTCGACGTGCTGCACCCGGTGGCGTTGATAGTGCACGAGCACGCCGGCGGCACGCACCTCTTTCTTGACCGACTGGGTAATTGTCTTGATCTTGACCGGCAAGCCCCAAAGTATCTTGAGCCACAAGTCGCCGCCTTGGTTGGTCTCGATTAGCACAAGGCCGATGTCGAGCTCTTCGATTAGCTCAAGCACCAAGAGGCGCAAGTCGTCGGGCGCGAGCTTGACCTCGTTGGCGTACTCGACGAGGCACTTGTTTAGGCTCGGCGACCAACCGACCCCGGCGATGCCGGTAAAGTCGCTCGATTCTTTCTGAGTGATGGCGGGGTCGATGCTCAAGACTCGGCGGGTGATGCCCAGCACCGGGTTCCGCTCGATGTCGTCGATAGTCCAATAGTCGCCGTCAGCGCCGAGCGGGTCGTTGGCGTAGTTCTTGGCATAAGGGCGAGTGTGTTCGATCGACTCAAGGAAAGCGAGCGACCACTTGGCCGGCCATATCGAGCGTCTCGAGCCGTCGTCGTTGATCGCGATCGCGTTGTAGTGATGGGCAACAAAGCGCTCTTCGACAAGCCACGGTTCGGGCTTGCCGTCAGGTTTGGCAGCCTCAACGAACTGGTGAATGATCGACCCCGCCATCGTGACCGTGCCGACGGCCGCGACGTGCGCGTAAATGTTGAGGGGCAAGATGGCCGAGCGCAAAGTGTCGAGGCGCTTAGCTGCCAGCTTGGCGCCGTATTTAGCCTCATGCGGCTCGATGTCGTCAAGGATGATGAGGTCAGGGCGTTGGCTGCCGACCTTGAGCCCGAGGTTCGCCGAGTCCATACCCGAGGCAGCGAACACGAAGCCGCTTTGCGAGTGATAGAGACTAACCCGGTCGGCCTCGGTCGTGCCGCGGCCTCGAGTCTTGGGCGCGCAAAGCTCGGGATAGTCGGCCCTTAGTAGGGTGTTGCGCTCGAGCTCGCTCTTGAACGACGCGAGGTGGGTCTCGGCTTGCTCGGGGGTGTTGGCGAAAGCCGCGGCAAACTTGACGTGACCGTGCGCGGCTGCCCACATTGGCAGCAAGATAAACCACCAAGTGCTTTTGCCGGTCTCGCGCGGGGCAACCTCGGCATGCCGGTCTTGGTAAGGCTCGGTCACCGGGTCAAGCCAGCGCTTAGCTTGCTCGACCCATTCAAGGTGCACCTCGCTAAGCGTCACGACATCGCCAGGCTCTTTGCCCTTGAGGTGATGCGAGAGGTACACGAAAGCGAAAGCGAGCGGGTCGTCGCGCGTGATGAGTCGCCGTGCATCGCTGACCTTATACGCCGGCAAGACCTCGTCGTCGTAAGTGACCTCGGTGAGCAATGCCCGGCGTATCGGGTCGAGCGGGTCTAGCCCTGCCACGAGTGCGCGCCGCGATGGTCGTCGATGTAGACGCACGAGCCGCCGTTGTGACCTTTCGCGAGCCGCCAATCATAAGGGCGCTGGCCGCATAGCTCGCTCGGCACCGGGGGCACCTCGAGGTAAGCGGGGTCGGCGCGGACAGGTTGCGAGGTTAGCCCCGGCGAGGCTGTCTCGAGCATGGCCCTAAACTCATCGCCCTCGGCGATGTCGTGAGGGGTCGCCCGCATAAGCTGGCCGACTTTGACCGGCTTGAGGTTGGCCGGCGGCTCGACGATATCGTCGACCTCTTCCATGCAATTACACACGCCCGGCTCGCTGCATCGCCAATGCTTACCGTCGGCACACTCGGGGCAGACGTAGCGTCCGGCAATGCTCGGGTCGATGTCGACCTCGAGGTCGAAAGTCTCGTCGGGGTCATAGATGTCGGGGTCGATGTCAACGCCGGCCGGGTTGCCCCAAGTCAAGACGTACTGGTGCAAGGTGCCGAACTCGGTGCCCGACAGCGTGGCGCCGCTTCCGTTCTCGACCAACCAAGGCCGGTCGACATCGTGCCCGGTGTCGAGCGTGCAGCGCACGAGCGCCCCGCCTGGCTCGATCGTGGCGGTGCTTGGGCAGCGGGTCGGGGTCTCGGTCATCGTCTTACCTTTCGGGGGTAGGGGTCTTGCCTAGCTGTGCTGCCAAGTCGGCGAGCGCAGCGTCAGTCGAGTCTACGGTCGTCACGGTCAAGCTCGACTCGGTCGGTGCGTCGAGGCCGAGCAAGCGCCGACGCGACTCGCTCACCCCTCTTAGCTGGGATAGGGCGGCGATGCGTACCTTGTCATCGCGCATGACGAGCATGGCGGGGCGCACCCTCGTCAACTCATCGAGGGTCATGCCCAGTTGTATCGCGACGAGGTTGCTCGCCGCTTGGTCGACCGGGTCGAGAAAACCGTAGAGGGCGCGCTCTTGCCGGTCGAGCGACTCGAGCTCTCGGGCGCGGTGCTCGTCGCGGGTCTCGCTCTCTTCGAGCATGAGGCTCTTGCGGTAAGCGTTGGCTCGGCGCACGAGGGTCGCCGTCGAAAGCTCGCGGTCAAGCCCGCCATCGATAGAGGGTCGACGTGAGAGGTCGGCCATCGCTCGATAGGTCAAGCGATCGACCCGGCGCTCGTAAGCCCATCGTTCCTCTTGGGCGATAGCAATGTCGACGAGTTGTGGCGGCATCGTGCCGCCACCTTTCGGGGGTTTGGTCTTGTTGCCCATGGCGGTCATCCTAGCGCCTCGAGCGTGGCGACAAGCTCGCCGAGGGTAACGTGCGCCGGCAGTGTCGGCCCGCCCCGGTAACGAAAGCGATGCTTGCCGATGCCTTCGGGCTTGCGGTTGAGGGCCGCTATCGTGCGCCCCTTGTGTTTGGGGTCGGGTCGCCGGGCGTTGAACTCGAGGCGATCGTCGACAACTTGCTCGTATGTCGCCCGCTTGCGGTAGATATCGGCGCCGGTCGTGTGACCGTCGACCCAGTCGGCCTTGAACGCAAAGCCGCGCTTATGGTCAACGCCACAAAGCACGATGCGCCTCATGTTCCTGAGGGTCGACCGGGCCTCGACGGTGATGCCCGCCATGGCCGCAACCTCGACGAGATTCTTGGCCGAGGCGGCGAGCTCTACGGGCTGCCGTATAAGGATTTTCGGGGGCTTAGACATCCCTAAAGTATACCAACGACTCGCCAACAAGGGCAAGAGGGGGCCGACAATCGACCCCGACCAAGGCTCTCGACCTTAGCAACGCGAAAACGGCAAGCTAAGGGGGCAGCAAAAAGCGGGGGGCAGCTTAGG